AGAAAATCCTTGGGCTGAAACACTGTCTCGCCGTTGACCAAGCCCACTGCGCCCAAATAATCCTCTGCTGTGGTGTATTTGTGGAAGTTGATCCGCACGTAATTGCGACCCGTGCGGGCGGCAAATTGACGGGCTGTTTCGCTCTTACCCGTACCCTTTTCGCCACCGAACCACAAGTGTTCGCCCGTTGATTGAGACAATAGCAACTGACGCAAGATCGGCGCAGTCCAAATAAAATTGGGGTCAATCGCAGGGGCATTTGGATGGTTCCACAAGTCCACAGTCAGCACATTGCCATGAACGTCACGTGCGTCAACACCGAATACATCACGCACCGACTTGGTTTCAGTCACGTAAACCCCTGCATCCTCAGCAAATACTGTCATCATTTCGGGTTGCGTAGCCTGTTTAAACGGGGCAAAGGTATCAGCCACAGCCTTGGCAACTTGCAATTGCAGGGCGGCAGGGTCAACCTCGCCCTTTACCTCGCCAATCTTTTGGTTTATGGATCGTTCAAGCTTGACCAGCTTATCGCCCATCTCAATGCTTATATCTGCCACAGTGCTAACCCTGTTGGCTAAATCATTCAACCCCTGCTTGACGTTTAGCGCAAGGCTGTTTGCTTCAAGGGCGGTATCCATTGATCGCCCTACAGTGGCTTCAAGTGCCTTGACAGCGGGGGCATCAGCGGGGGCAGACGGCACGTAGGATGGCGCAGGGGCAGTGACTTGTATCGGCGCAGAGGATCGGATCTCATCCATTGTCAAAGATCCAAAAACAACCGAATGTGCTAATCGCTCAATTGCAGATTTTGCATCAAGTGGCGTTTCACTGTAGGCGGCTTGAAATGCGCCGTTGATCCTTGCACTGCCAAGGCGGCTGATTTCAATTGCGAAATGTTGAATGTCGTTTTTAGCCATAATGATTCTTTCACGTTAAATGTTAAAGGTTTCGCCATCAGTCGGGCAGATCGGGAGACCCTTCGCCCCCCACTTAGCAGTGAGTCGCACTGTATAACCACAGGCGGGGCAGGATGCCTTAATCATGCGTGTACCCTGCACCTTGCGGTCAGAGTAGGACAATTCGCCGTGAGGGTATGCGCCCAAGCTTGCGATCAAATCGCTGTAGGCTGATGCAAAGTCCTTTGTGCCACGGGTGGACTTCCACGCATTTTTTTGTGCAGGGTCACCGCAGGGTTCAATCAACATAGCAGTGGCGGCTTTTTGAAAGTTGATGCCGTGATTCATTGCACCAGCAGTGGCATGGCATAACTCATGCACCAGCACTGCGAATACATCAACGGGGTCTGCGATGGTGGGGCTGATCAGAATTTCAATGGCTTTGTCAGCAGAATTGTCAGATGCCCAGCACTCGCCGATAGCTTTACTGCGCTTAGCATTCAAGGGGAAACCGCAGGCGACACGTATCTTTTTGGGCAGGGGCTTGCTGATCATGTCAAAGCTGGTGCGCAACTCATTAACACCAGCTTGTAGCCACTCTTCACGGGTTTGAAAATTAGTCATGATTTCTTTCGGTTTGTTGATGCTAGTGAAAGTATAACGCATTTCACTAGCAGTTGGTTTACACGGGCTGAAATTTATTTTCGATCAAGCCTTGGTCAATCAAGGCGGCGGCGGTGCGTCCAAAAAATCCCTGCAACTGCCATGCAAGCCCTGTATCAACAAGGTACTGCCAAGCGGCAAAGTATTGATCCTCAGAATCGGCATCGATAAATCCCTCTGCAATGCCCACGGCGGTGTATTGATCCATGATTAACCCCTTTCGTTTAAAGCTTCGGTCACCACGTGACCAAGGTAGATGCCGCCGATCACCAGCATGGCAATCCACAAGTAACCGCCCTCGACATTGGTTGCACCAAGCAGGACAAAAACAACAGAGGCAATAGTCATAAAAATGTAGTACATGGTTTACCTTTCAGAGTGAGTCAATGAGAGCGTGGGCAGAGCGGACAGCACGGCGAGTGCGCAGATTTTTAGATTGCAAGACCATGCGGCGGTCACGCACAGCATCCAATTCAGCGTAAAGCTTTGCCACGTAGGGGTGAGACAAGTCACCATCATGCAGAGCAAGGGTTGAATGGATATCTGCGATGGCATACTCGCATTGAGCAAGCGTGTATCGGCTGACCTTGTCAGTGGCGATGCGGTTCAGATTGGTGTAGGTCATAGGTTCTTTCAAGGGTTTAGTAGTCCTGTCCAGCACGGGCGGGTTGTGCGCCTAAAAACTCGGCGTTGTACGGTGCGTTGTGTTGCCATGCGGCACGGCGGTTTGTGTGGTCATTGAACGACACTTGACAGTCGCCTTGCTCAGTGAACCATGCCTTGCGGGTCACGGTATCAAAGGTGATCCAGTCACCCTTGCGGATGGGTGCGCCTGACACGGCACAGCGTCCAGCGTATTTGGCAGTCATCTGTTTACGCATGGTTGTCGCCCTCAATTTTTTCATGCACAGAAGAAACATCAATATCAAACCAATCGTGTTCTTTAAACTCAGACACTGCAAACATTGCAAGCGCTTCAACACTTGCTTCGCTTGCGTATTTGGCTTCCACCTCAATGGTCTTTTTGATAACTGCCCTGACGGTTACAAGATATTTCATGGTGATGCCTTTCGGGTTGGTTGGTTCACTATTACTAGTGATGTTTTTGGTAACAGGACTATAACGCAAGATTGACGGGTTGCGTTTACACGATCACAAAAAAAAGTTAAAAATAGTTGAAGTGAAGACTTACTAACTTAGGTGCTGGATCTGCGATGCATTCTTATATGTTGGTGTAGTTTCTAAGTGTTTGTATACGTAAGGTTTACTTTTGGTAAGCAAATAACCAAAGTATTAGAAAACGCTTAAAACGACCAGCAAGGCGGGGAAAATCAAAAGCCAAGGGGGTAATGAGGGTAAAAAAGAAAATCGCTTGTAGGGGTGTTTAAATCGATCCTAGACCCATGTGGATAAGGTCTCGACCAGTGTGGATAACTTGTTATGCACAGCGGTCTGCGGGTTATCCACAGAAACGGCTAGTTGTCCACATTAACAACTTGTGGATAACATAATAACCTGTGGACAATGCGAACAATACTGTTTAAACTGTCAGGGTGTAGATTTGTACAGCTACAAGCAAATAGCAAAGGGTGATCACTATGCAAAAGATATCGAAAGAACAGTACTTGCAGGCATTGGAGGATGCAAGTCAGAATGATGATGATGATCAGAATGATAATGATGAAGGGCTGGGCGAAATCAGCGAAGCGGAACGGCTTGCGGCTCATGCAGATGCACCTCTTATAAGGGCAGATGGCAAACCTCACAGTAGTGAGACATATACAAGGGTAAGACCATTATCACCATCGCAGTTGATGTTCGCTCAAGGGCTCATCAGAGGGCTAACGTACAAACAAGCTTACAGAGACGCATACCCAAACGCACAAGGGTCTGACGGGTCTATAACGACAAGCGCATACAGACTGAGCAGAGATCCACGTATTGCAGAGATGGTGAGAGATGCACTAGAAGAGACAGCAGAGCACCTTGCGGAGGATAGAGCGGCAACGCAAAGGTATGTATTGAGACAGTTGGTTGCACATAGTAAGACAGCCAAACAAGAGGGTACTAAGTTAAAAGCACTTGAACTACTTGGTAAGTCAACGGGTTTGTTCATCGATAAGGCTGAGACTGAATCTGTTGCTGTAAGCGCAGAGCAGTTGAAACGTGAGTTGGGTGTTCACCTCAGACTACTCAAGACTGATAAGCGCAGTGCCTAGTGTGCGTGGCTGTAGTGCAGTGCGTGGCATCGACATCGGTCATCGGTGCGTGCGGTACGTTTACACGGCATTGCGTGTTTAAACGATTGGCGCTGGCGTGACCCCTGCCGTACCCCAACCCCCCAAATTGACGTCAATGCACCCCGCCGCCTATTACACTCTATTCCACACAAACAATTATCTTCCCCCAACATCTGAGAACGTTCGCATAGAAACACCCCCCCATACTCTTTCTTTTTTAACACCCCCGGGGGTATATATATTTTTGTTTAAACTGCTTGCGAACGTTCGTGAGAACGTTTAAACTATCATTATGACTGAACGCAGACAACTTGTTTTAGATTTCATTAAGGCTTACATACGTATTCACGGCATAGCTCCGTCTTACGAAGTTATTGCCAAAGGTCTTGGTATGAAGTCAAAAGCTAATATCCATAGGATCATCCATAGATTGCAATCTGATGGATTCTTGACGACTAAGCCACATAAGTTCCATTCGATAAAGATTGTGGATCGCAGTGTTAAAGAAATGGCTTCCTTGTGACTTTGTTGACTAAGTCAGAAATAGGAGAGTATTTGTCCATAGTAGATACATTGCCTGAAGCTGAAAGAAACAAGGTGTACAGGTTGTTGGAACTAGATAGGGTTGAGCGTTGTAGGGAGAACTACCTATACTTTGTTACGCAGATGTGGCCCGGGTTTATTTCGGGTAAACACCATCAGATCATGGCAGATGCTTTTGAGCGTGTTGCTTCTGGGGATCTTAAGCGTTTGATCATAAACATGCCTCCCCGGCATACAAAATCAGAGTTTGCGTCATATCTGTTGCCATCATGGTTCTTAGGTAAAAACCCTGCAAAGAAGATCATTCAGACTGCCCACACCGCAGAGTTGGCTGTTGGATTTGGACGCAAGGTTAGGAATCTTGTTTCGTCTGAGGCGTATTCAAAGATCTTTGATACAAAGTTATCGTCCGATTCAAAGGCCGCAGGACGATGGAACACCGACGCAGGTGGAGATTACTTTGCTATTGGTGTTGGTGGCGCTGTTACTGGTAAAGGCGCAGATGTATTAATCATTGACGATCCTCATTCTGAGCAAGAAGCAAGACAAAACAACCCCGCAGTGTTTGATGGTGTGTATGAGTGGTACACATCTGGCCCTCGCCAGCGTCTACAGCCCGGTGGAGCCATTATTATTGTGATGACTCGTTGGTCTAAACGAGATCTGACCGGGCAGATCCTTAAGAATTCTGAAAAAGAAGGTGTAAACGACTGGGAAATCATTGAATTTCCTGCAATTTTGCCTTCTGGAACTCCTTTATGGCCCGGATTCTGGAAAAAAGAAGAGCTTGAAGCAATTAAAGCTGAGATTCCTGCCGCTAAATGGGAAGCGCAGTACCAACAAAACCCAACAGGCAACGAAAGCGCCATCATTAAGCGTGATATGTGGAGTATTTGGACCGAAGAGACTCCACCTTCCTGTGATTACTTAATCCAAAGCTGGGATACCGCCTTTGAAAAGAATAACCGCGCAGATTATTCAGCTTGCACCACGTGGGGAGTGTTTCAGCATCCTGATGCGCAGGGTAATTTGAAGCCCAACATCATTGTCTTGGATTCGTTTAAACAGCGTATGGAGTTTCCAGAGCTAAAACAGAAAGCTTTGGAGATGTGGAAAGAATGGAATCCGGACACATTGATTATTGAGAAGAAAGCCGCTGGCGCTCCGTTGATATATGAGCTTCGGATGATGGGAATCCCTTTACAAGAGTTCACACCAAGCAAAGGAAACGATAAGATAGCGCGTGTAAACGCAATATCAGACCTGTTTGCATCTGGCGTGGTCTGGTGTCCAGAAACCCGCTGGGCTGATGAGTTGATGGAAGAACTTGCAGCTTTTCCCTATGGCGACAACGATGACCTTGTTGACTCAACAAGTCAGGCATTGATTCGATACCGGCAGGGCGGATTTATTGGAATAGATTCAGATGAGCAGGAAGAAGTTAGGTACTTCAAAGGCCGTAGAACCGAACGGTATTACACAGTTTAAGGATTAAAAATGGCAACAAGTTCAATGGATAAGGGTTTGTACGCAGCTCCTCTTGGTATGGATCAAGGCATGGAATCTCCAATTGAGATTGAGATTGAGGATCCCAAGTCGGTGCATATTGGGATTGGAGATCTTGAAATTTACATGGAGCCAGAGGAGGAGACCTCTGAAACATTTGATGCAAATCTTGCAGAGTACATGGATGAATCTGATATTGATTCTTTGGCATCAGACTTGGTTGATGATTTTGAAAAAGATACCCGAGACCGCAGAGATTGGATTCAAACCTACGTTGAAGGCTTAAAACTTCTGGGTCTACGCTATGAAGAGCGTACAGAACCTTGGCAAGGAGCCTGCGGTGTATTTCACCCAATGCTGACCGAGTCTGTTGTCAGGTTTCAGTCAGAAGGTATTACAGAGACATTCCCAGCTATGGGGCCTGTAAAGACAAAAATTATTGGTAAAGAAACTCCACAGACTGAAGAAGCTGCGCAAAGAGTTCAGGAAGACATGAACTATCAGTTGACGGAAGTAATGACTGAATACCGTCCCGAGCATGAAAAACTGCTGTGGTCTTTGCCTATTACCGGCTCGGCCTTTAAAAAGGTTTACTACGACCCATCAAGAGGCCGTCAGATGGCTGTGTTCATCCCCGCAGAGGACTTAGTTGTTCCTTATGGCGCAAGGGATATTGAGTCTTCAGAGCGTGTTACCCATGTAATGCGCAAGACCAAGAACGAAGTTTTAAAGCTTCAGGAGTCGGGTTTTTACCTAGACGTTGATCTTGGCGACCCCGGCTATGAGCTTGACGATATTGAAAAGCAGAAATCAGAAGAAAGCGGAATGTCTGCTATTCAAGATGATCGCTATCGCATCCTTGAAATGCACGTAGACATTGACCTAAAGGGCTTTGAACATAAAAACGATAAGGGTGAGAAGACAGGTATTGCTTTGCCCTATGTCATCACAGTTGAGAAAAGCACCGCAGAAATTCTTTCAATAAGGAGAAATTGGTATGAAGGAGATGAACTTCACATTAAACGACAGCACTTCGTCCATTACCAATACATCCCCGGTGATGGATTCTATGGTTATGGTCTTATCCACCTTATCGGAGGTTACGCAAAGTCCGCTACGATGCTTATTAGGCAACTCGTGGACGCAGGAACATTATCGAATTTACCCGGGGGCCTTAAGTCTCGCGGTCTACGCATCAAAGGCGATGACACGCCGATTCAACCCGGAGAGTTCAGAGACGTAGATGTTCCGTCCGGCAGTATCCGAGACAATATCCTGCCGCTGCCTTACAAAGAACCAAGTCAGGTTCTGTTTGCTTTATTCCAGAATATCGTAGAAGAAGGCCGAGCTTTTGCTAATGGCGGGGATATGAATGTCTCCGACATGTCTGCGCAGGCTCCTGTAGGCACAACTCTGGCAATTCTGGAAAGAACATTGAAAGTTATGGGCGCAGTTCAGTCCCGTATGCACTTCTCAATGAAGCAAGAGTTCAAGCTTTTAAAGGTAATTATTGCTGACTATGCGCCTGAAGATTATGACTATCAGCCAGAAGAAGGTAGTCGAGCCGCCCGCAAATCTGATTACGACAGCACAGATGTTATACCTGTCAGCGATCCCAATGCCTCAACAATGGCGCAGAAGATTGTTCAATATCAGGCGGTTCTTCAGTTAGCCCAAAGCGCACCCCAGTTGTATGACATGCCTTTGTTGCACCGTCAAATGATTGAGGTCCTTGGTATTAAAAATGCCAATAAGCTTGTCAAGACAGAAGAGGATCAAGTTCCTACCGACCCGGTTCAGGAAAACCAAAACGTTTTGACGGGCAAAGGCGTAAAGGCTTTCGTGGAACAAAATCACGAAGCACACATCCAAGTTCACATGATGGCAATCCAAGATCCCAAGATTGCACAAATCATTGCTCAAAACCCCCAAGCGCAAATGATTCAAGCTGCAATGCTTGCGCACATTAATGAACATACCGGGTTTCAGTACCGACTTGAGATTGAAAAACGCATGGGAATTGTCTTGCCAACCGAAGATCAGAACAAGCAAGTCCCTGCGGAAGTGGCAGATCACATCGCCATTATGGCGGCACAGGCAGCCCAGCAAATTTTCCAGCAAAACAGCCAGCAGGCTCAACAGCAACAAGCTCAGCAACAAATGCAAGATCCTATTGTTCAGATGCAAATGCAAGAGCTTCAGATCAAGCAAGGCGAATTGCAGCTTAAGCAGCAAAAACAACAGATTGATGCAGCAGCCAAAGCCGATCAGATCCGCGTTGAACAGTCTCGTATTGAGGCTCAAAAAGAGATTGCTGCTATGCAAGTATCAGCAAAAGCTGCTGAGAGTAAGGATCGTTTAAACAAACAAATGGAATTGGATGGATCCCGCTTAGGTGTGGAAATCGCCAAACATCGATCCCAAATAGCGTCGCAACAATTTTCTAACAAACCTAAGAAAGGTTAAGTATGGATGCAACTCGTGTCTTACAGCACGTGCGAACTGAGCTAGACAAGATCCGACAAGAGCAAGTGGATTTCCTAGCCAGCGGAAGACTGACTGATTTTGCCGAGTATCGGCACGTTTGCGGGGTGATTCGAGGTCTTGGTCACGCAGATGGTTTTATATCCGACCTTGCGAAAAAAATGGAGTATTCCGATGACTGAATTTGATGTTGAGGCAGTTGATCTGTCTGGCATTTTGAACACATCCGCTGAACAAAAAGCCAAACAACTACCTGAACCCACGGGTTTTATGCTTCTTACAGTTGTTCCTGAAGCAATGGAAGAGTATGCAGATAGCGATATTGGGATTGTTAAGTCCACCCAAGCAATTTGGAAAGAAGAGATTCTGACCCCTGTGCTTTTTGTCGTAAAGCTCGGCCCAGAAGCTTACAAGGACACAGCTAGGTTTCCATCAGGACCTCGCTGCAAGGTTGGTGACTTTGTCATCGTCCGACCCAATTCAGGAACCCGCCTGAAGATTCACGGTCGTGAATTCCGCCTCATCAATGATGATTCGGTTGAAGCGGTTGTGGAAGACCCAAGGGGCATCACTCGTGCAGCATAAGGAGTAATACATGGCAACACAAATTGAAAACGATACATACGAGTTTCCTGATGAAAAGGAAGCCAAAGCCTCGGAAGAAAAATTTGAGGTAGAAATTGAAGACGACACCCCGGCAGCAGATAGGGGTAGGAAGAGTTCTGGCCCTATAAATGATCCAGAAGATGAAGAGCTTTCCCAGTACAGCAAAGATGTACAAGAACGCGTCGGAAAATTAAAGCGTGGTTACCACGATGAACGCAGAGCCAAAGAGAGATCTGAGCGCGAACGGTTGGCGGCAGAAGAGTTTGCATCGCAGGTTTATGAGGAAAACAAGCGTTTAAAAGGGCAACTCAAGTACGGCAGCGAAGTTTTCATTGAGCAAAACAAGTCTACCGCCCACATGGCCCTAGACGCAGCTAAGAAGCGCTACAAGGAAGCCTATGAATCGGGCGACTCTGACGGCGTGGCTGACGCTCAAATGGAAATCACAAAAGCAACACTCAGGATTGACCGGGCAGAACAAATGCGCCCAGTTGAAGAGCCTGAAATTTTTAGACCTGCTCCACAACAGCCCGCTCAAAATATTTCTCCTAGAACCCAGCGATGGGTTGAGGCCAACTCTACGTGGTTTGGTTCAGACGAAGAAATGACAATGGCAGCTATGGGTCTTGACAGGAAACTGAAAAAGGAATATGGTGACGACTATGCAGGTACTGAAGAGTACTTCCAAACCATCGATAAAACGATGCGCAAAAGATTTCCTGAGAACTTTAATTCTCAGCGCCATGAGGACGATGACACCTCTTATAAGTCATCAGAATCGGATGAGGAAACACCTCGCCGCGCCAAACCCGCTTCCGTCGTAGCTCCAGCTACACGTAGCACCCCTCCCGTCCGCATAAAACTATCAGCATCTCAAGCCACCATTGCGCGTCGGCTTAATGTGCCTATAGACGAGTATGCGAAAGCGGTAGCAAATTTAAGAAGGAATGCTTAACATGGATCAAGTACAAGTGTCTGACAAGACAAATCGCAAGCCCCGTGAGCTTGAGGCTCGTCAAGAAATGCAACGACCAACATCGTGGCGTTTACCCGATGCCCTCCCCTCTCCCGATGATCGGCCCGGTTGGTCACATCGTTGGGTAAGAACCAGCACACTGGGAACAAGTGATCCATCGAACATTTCATCTAAATTTAGAGAAGGGTACGAACCCTGCAAGGCAGATGAGTATCCGGAGCTGATGATGCATGCTTCCCATGAGGGGCGCTTCAAAGGCAACATTGAAGTTGGTGGGTTGATTCTTTGCCGAATTCCTGCTGAGTTTATGGATCAAAGGGAGGCTCATTTCTCCCGCCAGAACAAAGCGCAGATGGAGTCGGTAGACAACACCTACATGAAAGACAACGATCCACGGATGTCAAAGTTCGCGGAACGCTCGTCAAAAGTAACATTTGGCACAGGTACTTAAATTTTTTTAAAAGGAGTCTTAAATGGCTTATCCCGTCGTATCAGCTCCATACGGGCTGTTGGCGCAAAACCTAATTGGTGGTCAAGTATTTGCAGGTTCTACCCGCATGTATCCTATCCAATACGGTTATGCAACCGACATCTTCTATGGTGACTTTGTTGTTTTATCCCGTGGTCGCCTCCAAAGGGCTTCCGTTTCTACCGGCACTGGTTTGAACCAGACCGTCGGTATTTTCCTTGGTTGCACATTCACCAACCCCACAACTAAGCAAAAGCAGTTTTCACAATACTGGCCCGCAAGCACCCTCGCAGGCGACTGCCAAGCCTATGTATCTGATGACCCTGATGCTGTGTTTAAAGCTGTTGTGTGTTCTTCTGGCACTACCATTGCTTCTGGCTCTATGGCGATGATTGGCACTAACCTGTCAGCCATCAATAACACCGGTAGCACAACTACTGGTAACTCCGCTAACGCTGTTCTGGCTCCTTCTGCTACTCCTGTTACCACCACCCTGCCTTTGCGCATGGTTGGTTTAGTTCAAGAGACCGCAGTTTCGTTGGGTACTGTTACTTTCAGTTCGGGTACAACTACTCTTACTGTTAGCGCTTTGCCTTCCGCATTGCCAGTTGGTACAGACGTCTCTGTGTTGACCACAAGTGGTCAAGT